TGTCAAGCAGCAACTCAACTGCGTAGAAGGGCTGCACCTCTGGCTGCGCCAAGGCCGTCAGGAGGGCCGCAGGGACAGTCCTAGACATTAGATCGCCTCCATCGCGCCGAAGGTGATGCCGTATTTGGCAATCTCATTCGATGACCAGCTTGTTTCGTTGCTGGAAAGCCGGAACACGCCGACTGTGTTTGACAAAACAGCACTGACCGCCGACCGATCAACGCGCAGCGCAGGCCAAATTTCAAGATTGGCCGCCGATCCTGTCCCGGTGTAATCAACCAGAACCTTGTGCAGTGTGGCGCTTGATGCGCTACCAAGCTGGATATAGTCGCCAGCAAGCAAGGTCTGACCTGCCGTGACCGTAGCGCTGACAGTGTTGTCGCCAGCCGACCCCGTGATGGTTGCTGCCGTTGCAGTGCCGCGCAGTGAACAGCCGCGCGGATCGCCAAGCAGGAACGTTCCGAAGCGACCGCGCATCGACATCAAGAACGCGATCCACGTTTCAGCCTTGCTGCGATCCATCGCTGGCAAGCTAATGTCGGCCTGCCACATTTGACCTTGGTAAGCGTGCGCCTGCCCAGAAAAGGTAAACGGCGATTGACTGTAGGCCACAGCGTTGATTGCGCGCATCTCCACGTTTCGGATGCCCGTGATCGTCGGCAGGGTGCGAGGATACGAAATTGCCATCAGCTAAACGCCCTTCCATAAGAGCCGCCACGCCGCTTGGCATCCACCACAGCAGCCTTCGCGCTTTCCGCGATCTGCGGCATCAGTTGCTTGATCTCGGTGCGAACAGTTTGCTGCACGCCCGTGCTGACGTTGATCGTTTGGTTGACAACAACAGCGCCGCCACCGCCAACAGCGTTCTGCGCCTGCGCCACGCTCAAGACCCGACCAGCCGTTTGCGGCACGAACAGTTCGCGGCCATGCTCGCCGACTTCATATGCGCCGCCAGCTTGCACAGATCGCCCAGATGCAGCACCGACAACAGGCGCAGCAGATGGGAAACCTATCGCCCCAGTGATTGCTCCTACCAACCGCTGCACGACAAGCACGCGGAACAACTCTTTAATGATAGAAGCCGCCATGCTTTTGAAGGCATCCTGCGCCGACATCGTGCCGTCAACCATCGACATAAAAGCATCTTCCATGCTGCTTTCGACCAACTGCATGGTGCTTTGCAGGTTCTCAACATTGAAGCCAAGTTGCTGCAAGGCAGGAGATGCTTTGATCATTTCAGCGAGCATCTTTTCATATTGCTCGGCTGCGGTCATTGCCGCATCGCCAGCATCGCGCGTTGCCGCGCCGACTGCTTTAACCGGGTTCAAGATGCCGCTGGCCGCTGTGGCTGCTGCGATATATTCCTCGCGCAGTTCTGCGGCGCGCTCGCGGGCGTCCAACGCCTCTGTTGTAAACGCTGAGCCAGCTTGTTGCGCCAAGACTTGAGAAACCAAAGCATCTGCTTCAGCCTCAATTCTCGCGCGTTCACGTTCCTCTGCTGTCAAAGCGGCAAGGCGTGCCAATTCTCTTTGAGCGTTAACGCCATCTTCAAGCGCAGAAAGATCAGCCGCAGGGCTGCTGATTTCGCGCGTCGGCATGGTCGGCGCTGCTGGTGCCGATGCGCCCAACAGTCTATTCCGCTCAAGAACCAATGTTGCGAGACGAGCAATCGCTGCCTCCTCGCCACCAAGAGTTAACAACCGCGTGCGCGCATCAGGATCGCCGCGATACAAGTCATCAAGCATCCCTTGAATTAACTCAATGTCTTGCTCCAAGTGACTGACATCGGCTTCAATCTGCATATCGCCAGCCGCGTCAAAGAAGTTTCTGACCGCCGTAGTCAGATTGGCAATGCCGCTGGTCGCGGAAACCAGCAAAGGCGCAAGCGCAAGAAACGCCTGATTAAGGTTGCCCCTGATTTCGCCAGCCATCTGCGAAAGCGCAATCTCAGCCTCGCGCGCAGATGCGATTGTCTCGTTGTCAAGGATGCGCCCAGCTTCTGCGGCTTCCTCGCCAAACCGCCGCATCTCTGTCGCGTTGTTACTGAGAAGCGGCAGCAACGCGGTGGCATCGCTTGCAATCGCCTCCATGTAAAACGTCATCTCGGCTTGGCTGAGGTTTGCCGCCTCAAGGCTGCGGACGTAAAGCATCAGGGCTTCCTGCCCAGAAAGCCGTGCAAACTCGTCAGCCGTCACGCCAACTTTGGGCGCGATGTTCTCAAAGAAGTCTGCCATCGGGCCTGCGCCAGTGGCGAGGAAGTCACCGATCTTGTCGTTCACATCTTTGATAATGTCGGCGGTTTTATCCATGTCGAAGCCGACAGTTTCCGCGCCGATAGCAAAGCGCTGAAACTCCTCTGCTGTCGTCCCCGCGATCTGGGAAAGGGTGGCGATCCTGTTTCCCTCAGAAACGATGCGCCGCATCTGAGCGACAATCGCACCCGCCGACAGGGCAGGCAAAAAGCCCTTGGCCGCGCCGATCAGCATGTTGAAGGCGCGCGTGGTCGAGTTCAGGTTTTGATTGCTTTCCCGCGAAAAGCGCTCAACGCGCCGTTGCGCACGCTCCATCGCCCGCGTGAACTCACGATCTCGCGCGCTCAGAATGACGTTAAGCTGTTCTGCGCTAATTGCCATCGACTTGCCTCACGAGAGCGCGGTATTCATCCGCCGACATTGCGTCCTGACCGGGCTTCTTCGGGCTATGGGCGTCCTGCCATCCCTCAAAAACCAGCCATGTATCCTTCGGCAACATATCACGGATTTCCTCAGGGCGTAAGCCAATGACGATACCGTTGCGGATCATGCCCCTGACGTTCAATCGGCTAGGGGTTGGTCCTCGCTGGTCTTTTTTTTTGATGCCTCGTCCATTGCATCAGGCATGAACGCCACGCCGACAATCGCCTGCGCCAACTGAAACAGGTGCATCAACTGATCAGGCCCGCATTGCTGCAAAACCTTGTCAGCTTCGTGATCTTTCATGCCGCCGCCGACCAAGCCCAGCGCCACGATGTCCCGAACCTCTTTGCTGGTCGGCTTCTTGCCCCGCCCAAAGACGCCTTCCCAGAAGTCAAAGATGCCACGGTGCTTGTCCTCAAATCGCTCAATCTCGCGATTGCGCAGAACAAAAGCATAGGAGGTGCCGTTGATATACTCAACGACACCCCCGCGCGGCGCTTCAGCCGTGATTGTCATCACGCAGCCGTGAACGTAACTGCGCCAGTGCTCTCAAGAGACAGCGAGTAGGTCACGCCGCCCTCGGTCTCGCCACCAAACTCAAGTGAAGTGATACGGAACGCGCCAGCGTAGGTTCCAAAGCTAGGAACAACGATCTGGAAGTTGGCCTTACTGTCAGCATTCATCGCCACGCTGTTCATGCGTGCTTCGGTGGTGCTGTCCTCAAAGAAGCCGTCGCCAGTAACCGACACGTTCTTAAGACCTGCGAGCGTCTCCGTCCACAGCGCGCCTTCAGGCGTGGTGCAGTCGGGCGTCGTCACATCGATTGCCGAGTTGTTAATGGTCAGCGACTTGCTGTTCAAGCCGCAGAGGTTTGCAAATGCTTCGCTTGCTTCGCCGTCGCCGATTTTCACGAGCAGGGCGCGTCCTAGTTGTTTAGCCATGATCGGCCTCCGTTAAATGCGCTTGCCCACGGCGCGGGAGTTTAGGCGGGTTCCTCAAGCATAGCTTGAAGCGCGATGACAGCCGTATAGCCACGGCCTTCACCATCTCTTGTAACCGAATAGGTCTGAAATATCAATTCGACCAGCGTATGACCTGCCACGGTGACGCTTGTTTCCTTGCGGTGCAACGCCTCCTTGACGGCCTCAACGATGCGAACAGCCTCAACGCGGCCAGATGCGCTGCGCGAATGCGCCTCAATCGAAATGCCGACAAGCGATCCTTCAATCGTATCAGTGTCGAACGCGCTCGGATCAATGTCGCCAAAACGCATGTATGGGAACGTCACGTTCTGCGGCGGCTCATCATAGATGCGCGTGCCGACCAGCGCGGTGATGCCCGCGTTTGCCGCCAGCGCCGCGCGGATGCCCTTCTGCAAAGCAAGTGCAAAGCCGTCAGCCATTGGTCACTCTCCTTGCCGCTTTCCTGATAGCCGCGCGGATGCTGTTTCTAAACCTCTTGCCCAGATGCTTTTGCATGATGCGCATATAAGGCGCAGGCGATGTTTGGCCCCGTTCGCCCTTGGTCCGGCCAAACTCAACCGACCTGGCTTTGATCTGCGCTTCTTTGGTCGGCGGTGCGGCTTCGACCGATCCACGAAAACCATTCTCCGTGTCGTATTTGGTGAAAATCCACGCCTTCAACTGGCCGCTGTCAACAGGCACAAGTTTGCGCGCCAAGCGTGCGCCAGCCTCAGTGTTGCGACGGATGATCTTTTCCACTTCGTTGCGCACTTCCTCTGGAAGCTCCCGAAGCTGCCGACGAAGGCGTCTGTCGCCGCTGACCCTCATGCCGCCACCCCGCGCTCTAGCTGGAACTCAAGCACAGTGCCTTTGGCATCAACTTGGATCACATCCTTGATCGCCCAAGTCTTGCCGCGAATAACCACCCGGTCAGCAGACG